CTGACCTATAAAACTGTTTTGAATTAGGCTTTATTTTTTCATAAACCTTGTCAGCAAATTTATAGTTTTTTCCACCTAAAGCCATAGTCATAGTTCCACCCATAAGAGTAGATAAAGTCAATGCAGTTGCTGTGTACCCAATATCCTTATTGTAATTTTGAGCTCCAATTAAAATTTCTTCTGGAGCCATTATAGTTCCAGTATATAAAGCTCCACCAAGAAATCTTTTAAACCAACTTGTAGAAGCCATTACACCTCTTGGAGCCCAACCAAGAAGCAATGCTGGACTAGCAAATCCAGCTGTTAAAGATGGTATTACTGTGCTTCCTGCATTGTTTAGAATTTCCATATCTCTGATATCAGATTTATAATCTTCAATTCTTTGCATTGTTTCAGCACTGCTACGGCTACTCATAAACCGATATTCTTGCCCTTTAAGATTTGCTATTTCTATTTGAGGGTCATCCCATATTGAATACCCTTCTTCTTCAGGCTCTGTCCAATTCATAAACATACGTTCTAAAGATTCCATTGGAGCATACTGTCTAAAAGCTGCTCCCCAAACCATTGATCTGTCATCAATAAAAGGCGACCAAGGCTCGTGCTGATACAGTTGTCTCATATTGCCTAAACTGACCTCTTTACCCATATTGGATAAATCTATTTCTTCATTTATCTTATTTGAAAGTTCGTAAAAATCTGTGCTTATTTCCATATACTTTGCCTGACATCATCCCATTTTTGATTTTGCTGACCATATGAAAATAACTGTCTAATCTCAGGTGGAATATTTTTGTAAGCATCTTGCAGTTCTTGCCAAGGTTCAAAAAGACCTGGAAGAGTGTTTCTTTCTATTCCTTTTATAACTTCTAAAAATTGGCTTGCATCATTTTCTCTAATTTCTCTCATGTCTATTAAATCAGAACTTCCCATACTTGACATAAAGTTATTATAGAACTTGACCATTGCTCCAGTAGTTTCATAAGGAGAAAGTTTTTTATCTACCGATCTTTCCATAATCTTTTTCATTTCTCTTGTATTAAAAAGACCATTATGTAGAAAAAATTTACTTAAACCTGTTGCTCCTTTCGTAGCTTCATAAGCATTAACCATTGCAAGACTATGTATAGATTTTTGAAAGTCGTAAGAGTAATCGTGCATATGTATTATAGGCTCATTTAATCCATCCTTATATTCCATTACTGTCCATGTATTTGTTTGACCAGCAATAGTATTAGGAACAAAAAATAAGTTTTCAGCATTAGGTGAAAAGTCAGGATCGCCCATTCTTGTAATAGAATACCATTGGTGCATAAAATCTTGTTTTATGTATTTCATTGGGCCATCTGAAAACAATAAAGCAAAATCTGCATATTCTTCCATATGTGCCATAGGCACTATTGTTTTAAGTGCTTCTTTATGAATTGGGTTAACAATAACTTGAGCAACTTCTCTTCCGTCTGGAAGAACAACCTCTTGTATACCTATTCTCGATCCAAAATCGCTCATTGAATCAACAATAGCTTCTCCTAATGATTTGTCTGTAACACCAACTTTCCATTCTGCAAGTTTTGAAAAGGTCATATCAAAAATCTGCTTTTTAACTAGTGGGCTGTTCCAAACAAAATCAAGGTCACTTGTGCCAATCTGCTTTATTGAATTTCTAATGCTTGTATGAACAGGATCATATCTTTTCCAAGGAGTTATTGCATCTGCTACTTTTTTAACCATTCCCCAATTTTGAAAAATGTTTTTAAACTTTGCATCAAACAATTCCATGGAATCATTATATCCTTCAGGAACAGCACTGCTTAACTCTCTTGAAACTGCTTGAGTGGTATTCTTTTTAGCGTTCCAGTTTGTCCAATTTTCAAATCCCATATCTCTTGCAAGAACGTAAGAGCTATAATTTACACCATTGAATTTAAGAAGACTTCTTGTCATGTCCTCTCCTTGACCAGGATGCTTTGCTTCAAAAGATTCATGTATTTGTGCTACTGCTCTTTGCATTGTACCAAAAATAAGCTCTTGTTTTTCTTTGTCAGCTCCTGGCAACATTCCGTCCATTGCTTGTAGAGTAAGTGCAAAATCTTCAGGAATAAGACCATGTGTTGTAGCTAAACCAGTTAGTTTTTTTATGGCAAGAAGTTGAATGTCTGGTCTATCGGTCATAAGCATAGCATCTTCCCATCTAATGTTAGCTCCACCTTTAGGATCAACAATACTTAGAGTACCGAAGTTTGTTTTTTCTCTCATGTAACTTAAAATATCTTTATCGAAACCGTGTATGTCCCAACCTATTCCTTGCTTTAATTGTCTGGAAATTATGTCGTACTTTGAAGCATCTTGATGAAATTGGTCGTATCTATCAGCATAGTTTAAGACCATATCTTTCCATTCTGCTACTGTTACTGATGCATAAACACTTTTGGCTTTACCTTCCTGATCGTAAGGAGTTTTAAACAGTCCAGCTTTTGTATGACTGTCTATAAATTCGTCACTCATTAAACTAGAAGGATGAATGTAATATCCAGCAATAGCACTCATTTGATATTTAAGCTCTGCCATCTTTTCGTCAATTTCCATTTTACCCAATGGAATTACAAAATTCTGAAGCTCTGTTAAATATCTTCCATGAATTGAACTAACATCTATACCTAATGCAAGACCTTCTCTTATCTTTCTACCCACTTCTTGGAACTTCATTCTTCTTACAGAATTTTGTGAGGTTGTGTCTCCTGCTTCATTTAACAACATATTTGTTTCTATTAGGAATGGCGATTTAACTGTTCTATTCCATTCTGCTAATTCTAAATTTTTATCATTGGTAAGCTTACCTAAAAGTTTTGATTTTAAAGCATTTCTGTGAGACTGGTCTATACCTTCAAGAGCATCTATTTCTTGATCTGTAGTAATGTCACCATTATGTATATCGTTAACAAAAAAATCATAGTTTTCTTTTTTCCTTGCACTTTCTTCAGCTTTAACCTTTGAATCAATGCTTTGCATCTGTGCAAATCTACTTCTTAAATTGCTTTCAATAGATTTAAGATCTAGATTTTGGTTTCTACCTGATAGTCCAGTAACAATCTTATCAATCTCAAGTGATGTAAGAACAGGATCACCACCATTAGCTTCGTATAACCTTATAAGATGACCTTCAGCAGCTGCTGAGGCAACCATTGTATTACCCTTTGCCATAACTTCTGCTATTGTATCTTTACCAATACCAAGAGTTTCTAATGCTTGAGATATTTCTCCAAGTTCTCTATCAAGGCGATCCATATGTGGACCATCAACTGTCTCACCAACTTGATGTGCCATTAAATAATGATTTATTTTTTCATTAAAAATATTATTCATTCTTAATTGATTAGAAGCTATACTTTCCTTTTTGACTTTATCCATAAGTTGAGAACGAACAAATCTTTCTGACCTTCCAAATGCAGACAAATATGTTGGCATAATTTCAGCTTTTAATTCATCTGGAAGATTTTCAACTTGCATTCCATATTCTTCCATAATGGCTTTAACGCCTTCTGGATTAGCTGGATTATTTAAAGCAGCATTTTCTGCTGCACTTGTTACATCATTTGCAAAAGCAGTTTTGTATGTTTGTGTTAATGCCTTTTTGAATACTGATTGAACTTGAGCTTCATCAGCTCCATAAAACATATCAGGATTATATTCCATTGATGTTATTGGAATAACTTTATTGTTTTCATCAAACTTAACAGCAGTTTTACCTGCAAGCTCAGCATCTAGTACAGCTTGGTCAAATCTCATCTTTCTGTCGTGCTGTCTAATGGCTTCACTTGTTTGTGCAACTTTTCCAATCGCAGTAGCCATATCCCTTAATCCAGTTGCAGGACTTACTCCAACTGGTCTTACACCAAATTGCTGACTTCTTGTTGGTTTATATACCATTATGTTGAATACCTTCCTCTGCCAGTCCTATAATCATAGCCAATACCGTAACCTGATGCCATTCCACCAATAAGTGCAGCTTTACCTGACTTCTTCGCAGAAGCTCCTGCTAATGTGAATTTTCTTCTATTGCTTAAACCCATTAATTTAATTGAACTAATATCAGCATCTGCAAATTTCTTTTCACTTTCTTTCAAGGCTGAAGAAGTTCCACCTTGACCAACTGATACACCACGACTGCTTTCACTTACATTTAATGCAGACATAATTCCTAATAGCTGATTTCTTCTTGAATTTTCCTGTTGATCTGCTTCAATCTTTGCCATATCAGCTTGTTCAGCATTAGCTTGTGCTTCAGCTTCATAAGCATCTTTTTGAAGTTTGGCTGAATATAAAGTTGTGCCAACTGATATTGCCATCATCACTGCTGGATTTCCCATTAAACTTCTACCTCCAGTAAAATTCCGTTTAGACCTAGTGGAAGAGGCTCTTCAGAACTGATTGTTACCTTTCCGTCTTTGGTCCACCCTAGAAAGTATATTTCTTTCCTTGTTGTCAATGCACTTGGCTCTAAGGAAAAATCATCTGTAACCGATCTTATCAAAACATTTGTTCCTTTGGCTTTCACACTAAGTGTTTCGTTTAAATCAAGAACTGCTCTAACAATACGTCTTTTCTGACCAACAGATATTCCGTCATCAAGCTGAAACTCTGGTGGAAGTGTTTGTATAGTCGGAGTGTAATTTAAGCCAATTTCAACAGAGGTTACAGCTTCAGTTAAAGTTACCTGACCACTTCCGTTTGTCGTATATTGTCCGAGGGAATAGTTTCCAGATTTGACATAGACTTGAGTGTTCGGAAGATGTGATACCGTCCAGGTAGTACTTGATCCTCCTGATTGCTGACTTGCCATGTCGAGATGATAAGAATTATCAAGAAGCTCCAGAGACGTAACAGTTGAACTGTCAATCGTCCTTTCAACAATGCAATAAATTTTTCTATTTGAATTAACAACATTCTTAAAGTTTCCGTTGGTTTCATATCGTGTCCAACCTTGAAGCTTTTCTTTTCTTATCGACATAAAGACTGGCATATGACCATCTGAGTTAACGGCATATAAATAACCTTCCACTTGGTCTGATGACTCTCTTTGAGCTACCATTCCAACTGGAGTTCCCAATATGTGAGGAGATAATATCGTTAAGGCATCCGAGTTGTAGGATTGCGATAAGTCTGAATAGATGAACTCTCTGATTGCTCCTTTTGATTTTGTAAGGAAGACGAGGGCTCCATCGAAGTCTGTAGGTTGGACTGAACCACTGCCAAAAGACGTTTGTTTCTTGATTGCGATTGTTGAAGGAGTGAGAGGCTTATTTTCTGAGGTCGGTGCATACAATTCCTGTTCAGATGTAAATATGGTTAAGTGTTTAAGTGACCCTAGTGACTTGATTTCAGAGACTTGATTTTCTGCAATCTGCACTTGGATCGATTGGTCATCTAGCCCTGTTCCAACATCAAAGTTTGTAAACACAGCTGATTTAGACATAAATAAAAAGTTTGGAAGATCACGACTTCCTCCAAATATTAATCTTTGGTCGTGAAAAGTAACTGTTCTTGCATAACCTCTTGTTGCTGAAAAGACTTGTTCAGACCAATTAGAAATTGCATTTGTATTTGATATTGCACCTGATAAAGTAATTGTAACAACTGTTGCACTTGTGTAGCCAGTTATCTCTGCATGACGTACTGTGCCAGCATCATCAACTAATCTTATATAGGTTCCACTATGTGCTGCTACAAAAGCACTAGAACTTGCTGTTAAAGTAATTCCCGATCCTGATGTTCCACTTGGTGTTACTGTTATCGATGCAGATGCAAATTTATAATAAGGCTGAAAGCTCGATACACCATCTGCATCAAATGTAAATGCAGACAAACTAAACGAATTTGAACCAGTTCTGACTAGCTTTTGCATCACTAGGTCAGGATGAACAATAAACATTGTATCTCCTGCCTGAGCTACTGTGAGTGTTCCAACTTGGCTAGTCCAAGGTACAGATGATGTGATTGAGGTTGCAACTGATGTGGGTGATGATGCATTAACAACATCAATACGACCATTACTAAACAGTATAATATAAGCTTCGTCTTCATCGTAGACAAAAGGTTCAGCTTGATAAGTGACATTTGAAAGTGTCTGAAGGTAACGTAAACCAGGTCTTCTGGTTACACCACCTTGAGCTCTAATCCTAACATTTCGTAGTTGGTTTGCACCATTACGATATGCTTCTGAGTCAATCCTCGAACTGAGGAGAGGTGAAAGCTCCCCAGATGAGAAGTTTGTGTAATATTGTCGTAGTAGTGCCATAGTCCATCAGGTTGTTGTAGTGCCTTCGATTATATTTACAATCCCAGCACCTAGTCTTGTTCTGTGGTATCTGCTCAATCTTACTGATTGTGTTGTAACCTGTTGAGCATCTCTGGCTTTGGCTCTTCTGAATTGCTGTTCTGCCAGTTTAGTATAAGAGTCTGCAACATCACCTTTTCTAGTAACTGACAAAGCCAAAACAGATGTTAGGCGATAAATTAACCATAAGGTAAATGTTGGAGGAAAGTACTGTGTCTCTGGTCGATAAACATAGTTTAAAACAACTGTGTCATCAACTTGAGCATTGATATAAATATTTCTTTCATAGATGTCATATTTTTGAGGTTGGTCATCTATAGTAACTGTTTGAACTTGCATTACAGCAGGATTAGTAGGTAAGGCATAAGCTGCATCCCATCTATCTACTGGAGTGTCTGTTAATCTGCTGAGTGTCTTTTGACCAAGTGCAAAGTTCCAATTATTCTGTCCAAGACAATCTTGTACGATATCTTCATAGATCGTATTCATAACCAGAGCTTCATCTGTCTGGTCTGTAAATGCAGTTAAAGGCTCTAGCCCTACTAGGACCATAGCCTTCTGTGCTACTTCAATATCGGTACTAGGAGTTGTTGGAGCCACTTAGTATAAAAAATCCTTAGGTGGAAGTTTAAGTTTACTACCAGAACGACTAGCTCTGTTAATAGTGCTGAATTTACCAAATCCACCTATGCCACCACCACCACCTTTCATGGCTTTATTATTTTTAACGTCCCAACGTCTAGCTGCTTCGTGTATTCTTGACATATCCATTCTTTGTACACGAGAATCCCATTTATTTTGGACACCTTGAGTAAAGTTTTTATTAGCTTTATCTATTTTGTTTGTAAGTTCAATTCCTGCTAAAAAAGCAGGTATGCTAGCTCCTGCTACGATGGCAGATTTTGAATATTTACCCATTCCTTTTTTATTTTTATCAAGCCTTTGCTGATGCATTTTAGCTTTCATCATTCCAAGCGTGGTGTAATCAAATTTTTTTCCGTCAGATGTTTCAGGCATTATTTGCCTCCCATAAATCTTTTAAAAAATCCCTGACCTGTAGTAGGGGATGCTTTAGAGTTATATTTATC